GTGCAGAGTCTGGCAAAGATTACGGAACCATTGTAATATTGCTAGGTGATGACGGAGAACTCACTGTGTTCTGTGCAGACAATGTGGGCAAGACCATGGAAGGCGAAGACAAACAAAGCTGGTTTAGTTTCCTAGAACAACTCAAAGATTTTAGCATCAGAAACCACATGAGTTTTGGCATAAAGAACATCAACCGATTGAGATACAGCATGCAAGGTCAGGCTGCAATCAAAGAAGGCTTATTTGAATCTTGGTCAGGCAATAGAACCACCAGTTGGTTAGGACCAGCCACTGACGCCAGACTCATGGTCAAACACAAACGTCCCTTAGGCGAAAATGACGCACGTTTTCGTTATGTAGAAAGTCTGTATATTGAAACTGCCGATGGCGAACGTTTTAAATTGCCATTTACCAAACTGTCAGGTGGCCGCGCCATGCTAGAGCATGTGCGTCAAGGCGGCAAACCCTATGACCCGCGTGGTCAACACATTGTGGGCATGGTTGAAGAACTCAATGTGCTGAGTCGTTTTCGTAGAGCCAATCACGGACAGATATTTGAAGGTGACACAGGACAACTGGTCGAAGAAACCAATACCTATTACGAAAATTTACAACGAGTGATCAAAGGACTTGGCGCCAGTCAAGGCTATACAAACTATTTTGAAAACTGGCAACCTGCAGAGATAACCGAACAGGATGTGGTAATTGAAGGACTGAAGAATCTATTTGTGACACAAAGTATAGATTCAAGAATTGAGGCAGCATTACCATTGCTGGCCCGTATACAACAACAAGGACAAGCTATGAAAGAAGCCAACATATTTGAAGCCTGGGCCAACCGCCTGGTAGAAGGAACATGGTCAGTACCAGACACTCCTGAAAAACAAGACAAACTAATTGAACTCATGCAAAAAGAACTCAGAGTGGGTGCTGATGCTACCAATGCCACAGAAGAATTGTATGACCTGCTAGGTGATGATGTGTTGTTTGATCAATTGCATAATCTTGCTGATCGTGATGCCAATGCTGATTGCCGTGAATTGGTATTCTTGCGTATGCAAGAGTTGAGTGATCATCCTGATGTGGCAGAGGTTGTAAATCGACTGGATGTGGATGCTGATTACGCAATGAATCCTCCTGATGCAACCAATCCTGCAGATGTTGAACAAGGTGAAAACGATCAAGAAGTTGACGAATGGAAAAACTCTGCTGCAGGAGAACCAGATCAAACTGACTTAAAACCAGTGGATGAAACTGCATACGATGATGCACAAGATCCGCACAATCAGACTGAAGATCCTGCTGGTTCACATGAGCCTGCTTATCCAGAGTATGATGACCCCTTGGCCAAAATTCTCAAACATGCTGGGGTTAAAGTCAATGAAAATGTCACACTGGACGAAAGCGGACATACTTTTCAACATATCTTAAATACCTATAAACGCGATGTCAAAGATTTTGAAGCCACCGGCGAAATGACTGATGCACTATATGACGTGTTGTATGATTATTATTTTGATGACATGCCGTATGGTACAAAAAAAGGCCGCGACGGAGATCCTTATGAGTGGATTGGAGATCGTTTCGCTAATGATATAGGCTTAAATGAAGGTGAACTTGGAACTGCTGTAGGTGCTGGTATTGGCGGCGCCGTAGGAGGTATTCCTGGTGCCGCACTCGGTGGAGTAGCCGGACATTACCTTACCAATGGTGAAGAAACCGACGAAGGTTGGAAAGGTCAACTAGCTGGCGGAACTGTAGGAGCAATTGGCGGAGAATTAGCAGGAGCAGCAGTAGGTGGTCCGATTGGTGCATTAGCAGGCGGGGCGTTGGGAGGTACTGCTGGCCAAATGATAGGTAATAAACTTGGAGGCGCCAACGAAAACACAATGGATTATGCTCCGGAAGTAACCGATGAAGAAGGATATGGACTCAACCCAATTCCAGCTGCCATGGAAGACGACAGTGTTCATAGTGTGGATGGCGGTATGAGCAACAGTTTGCTACAAGATGATGGTGTTTGTAACATGAGCGAGGCTGGAGAAATGTGTCCTGTACATGGTATTCAAGAATGTTGGGGAGCACCTGTGCAATCAGCAGTTCCGTCAGTTGTACCTACTCTAGAAAACGTTGAACTACCTGACCTTGGGCTGGTGCGTATGCAACAATTGGCTGGATTCATGATCAAATAAATCTAATTAGAACAACTGCGTCATAAATATCATTGACGCTGACAAACAAAGCGTATATACTACTAACATGTGTATACGCTTTTTCGTTGGTATCACAGGCAACAAAACTACTATCATTGATAGGCAACATATTAAACACTTTAGAAAGGCAACATAATATGGCATCATTAGCAGAAATTAGAGCAAGACTGGCAGCAAGCGAGAACAAAGGTTCTCAACCGCAAGGTGGGGGAGACAATTCAATTTACCCACACTGGAACATGGAAGAAGGGCAATCAGCTACCTTACGTTTCCTTCCAGACGCAAACACAAAAAACACATTTTTCTGGGCCGAACGAGCAATGATTCGACTGCCATTCAATGGCGTCAAAGGAGAAATGGAATCCAAACAAGTATTTGTTCAAGTTCCTTGTGTGGAGATGTGGGGTGATCCGTGCCCAGTGCTTGCAGAAGTTCGCACATGGTTCAAAGATAAAAGTCTTGAAGACATGGGCCGTAAATATTGGAAAAAACGCAGTTATATTTTCCAAGGCTTTGTGCGTGAAAATCCACTCAGTGAAGACAAGACTCCAGAAAATCCTATTCGTAGATTTATCATTGGGCCACAAATCTTTACACTAATCAAAGGTGCATTGATGGATCCAGAGTTGGAAGAATTGCCAACAGATTATTTAAAAGGCCTGGACTTCCGTATTACTAAAACTGCCAAGGGCGGCTTTGCTGACTACAACAGTTCTAAATGGGCACGCAAAGAATCTGCACTCACTGAAGCAGAACAAGCTGCAATTGAAAAATATGGATTGTATGATCTTTCCTCATTCTTGCCAAAGAAACCCACAGATGTTGAAATGAAAGTAATCAAAGAAATGTTTGAAGCAAGTGTAGATGGTCAAGCATACGACACAGAGCGTTGGGGACAATACTTCCGTCCTGCAGGGGTACAAGCACCAACTGGAGGTGCTGCGCCAGCAGTGGACGAAGACACGCTAGCACCTGTGGCTAAGCTAGCACCTGTGGCATCAAATTTTGATGATGATGATGTACCAGCACCTACTGCACCAGTGGCAGCGGCTAAACCAGCACAAAAGGCCGAAGACATCTTGGCTATGATCAGAGCAAGACAAAAACAATAATCATGATAAATTATACCATATACCATGATCACAATTTGCGTATATGTATTATTGGTAACACTAGTTTATCGCGTCGGGTTCGGACATATCTCGAACCCGACCATGAAGTAGATTCAATTTCAGTAGAAGATTTGTTAAATCAATCTTCAGATTGGATTGCCCAGAGACAATTTTTGTTTCTTACTGGTGATATAAAATTCAAAATACACGCATTAAATTTGTTAGAACCTTTAAATTTGAATTGGTTTAGTTTGGTATCCGATGGTAATCATATACATCCTAATACTAAAATAGGAAAAAATGTTTTCATTGGAAGCTATAATGATTTATGTAGTAATAATATATCAATTGGTAATCACTGTATTATCAGTTGGTTTTGTCAAATTGGTCAAAATGTTACCATTGACGATTACTGTCATATAAGTGGATATAGTTTTTTGAATTGTTGCGTATTAAATCCAGGAGTAGTGCTTGGATTAAGATGCACTATACTGAGCCCAAATATTATTATCAACATACCCAGCAAGACTAATTTTTTGATTGGATCAGTAGTAACTAAATCCATTAAAGAAAACGGAACATACCTAGGTCATCGACGAGTATCAAAAGAAAATAGCGAAACATACATATTACAATGAACAATCTAAGTAAAACATTATTCGATCGTAATAAAAATCACTCTACTAAAACAGCATTTGTAGAAGAACATAAATCAATTACCTATGGAGAATTAGAAATATATTCTCGATGTATTGCCTCTTGGATGACTACCCAACAGATAAATCCAGGCGATCGTGTTGCTATTATATATTACGATAAAATTGATTCAGTAGCAGTATTCTTAGCCACAATTTTAATTGGTGCAATACCAGTGCTAATCAGTCCGAGAGGAAAGCCTAATAAAATACAAACTCAATTGGCCAGTATTACTCCTAAATTAGTTTGTATTGAAAATGATTTAGATACATCACTGATATCATATAAAACAGTTACAGTAGATCAGATCAGAATCAATAGTGCAAATACAACACCATATAACGATGCAAATGCCCTTGCTGAAACAAACATTGCAACAATGATCTTCACATCTGGTACCACAGGATATAGCAAACCTGTTATGTATACACACGAACGATTAATGCTAGACGGCCAGATCACCACGGTGGATTATCTTAAAGTAACTTCAACTGATAAATTATTTTGTGCCG